ACTTACGCATCGAAGCATTAAACGTACTTGCATCTCCAAAAGCGTAATCGACAGCAGCAGGAAGCGTATCTTCATGCTCGCGGTAAATCTGGGCTGATATAAGGACATGACCCTTCTCAGCATTAAATTGAATGACATCTGTAACTATCCTTCCGACTGGGTAAGCAACCTGAAAACGACGGATGCGTGAATTGACATCCTCATACGAACTCAAATCAAACATATAGTTCATCCTCTTCTGTTGCGAGTTCTAGGGCCATGCTCAAATAAGCGATGGCGTCTTGGTAGGAGTCAACGTGTTTTGGTGACTCTTGGATTCGGCTGAGTTTGACTTCGACCATTGCAAGACAAGCCTCATAGTCTGTGACTGGGTAACTAAATAGACAGGTAAGCCTTGCAGCGATGCGACCTTGATTGATTTTCGCGTGACCGTAGATTTTAGAACGACTTTGCATAATGTCGATTGCATTGATAAGTGCCTCGGTTGCTTTCATTTATTCCTTCCAGAATTCTTGTCGTGAAACTGCACGACCTCGTAAGTAGCCGTCACGATGGCCCTGTTCTTTGCCAATAGTAATTCCCATGTAATAGCCGATAGTTGTAAATAAGATTCCAAATGCAAAACACCAGAATAATGACATTAGTTGCTCCAACACATTGATTGATAGTCAGTGATTAAGCACCATTGGCCTAAGGCATCATCAAAGATGGCTTCATAACTATTGCCAAAGTCCTGAAGGATTGTGCGTGCCGCCATGAGGTTGGCGTAATTGTCAAACCAATAGATGTAATCCAGTTCGTAATTGACTGGACCTTCGAAGCGTCCGTCCTGTGCTTCCCAGCCATTGCCTTTGAACTGCATCGAGGTTTCGTTAAGGTTTTCGAAGTCCTCTGCCATATCCATATAAACTGCCTTCATTGCGCCCATCTTTAGCCCCTTTTCCCAATTCGTTCGATTGGTTATGGCATTAGTGTTGCACAGGGTTAGGACAAGTCAAGCCTATTTTGATAACGAAATGGTAACAATTCTCCATCGTCCATTTGAACGTCTATATCCCTGCGTACAGGGAAAATGTCACTAGCGAGGCCGCCCATAACGCTTACCGTGTACTAGGAATGTTCCGTCTTTTTCCACATAAATCAGGTCAACCTGGACATTCTTGCCTACCTCTGTGACGATGGCAAAGGCTTGCTGCCAATTTGGCATAGAAACGTATTTGGCGGCCTTTACATTCATTGCGTGTCCCACTTCAACTCCGTGCAGTACGCGCCTTACAGAGCCATTGTAGGCCTCAGAAGAGGCACTTCTGCCAGCGCGATGAGTGTGTCCCATAATGGTTGACACCCCCGCCTTTTTCGCTTGGTTCAATGCGCTCATTCCAGGGTTAGGGTTAAGAGGTCCTTGGTCACCATGGACTGCAATCCAGCCTTTAGCGATTGGATAAGCCTCTTTGTGGAATTGGATACCTAGTTCATCGAGTTTCATGAACTTCTCAAACTTGAGTTCAGGCAAGGATAGAAAGGCAGGAATCTTCTTCATGATGACGTTGTAAAGGCGGTCCGTATGATTGGACCTAATGCAATGTGCTTCCTTAGCGTATTGAGTCAATCGCCATAATACGTCAACAGTGTGGTCGCGGTCATCCGCTAGTGTCTGTTCATACCAGCCTGGAGTGTTTTCCGTCCAGCGACTTATCTGAGGGAGGTCAATCTCATCTCCGATAGTAACGACAGAATCGTGCTTAAACGCTTTTGCAAATAATTCAAAGTTTCGTACAACATGTGCATCCTCGTAGGGACACTGAAGGTCGGGCCAAACGATAGTTCGCTTCATTCATCCTCATCGTCGTACCAGTCTGGCTCAGGTATGTTTGGGTTGATTGGAGTAGGCAATATCCAGTCTGGATATGCGTTCTTTTCAGTAATTATGCCAAGTGCCAAATCAACATCAAAGCCTGCGCGTCGTAATGCACGGTACATTTCATGCACACCAATAGCCCACGCGTCTAGTTTGGAATAGCCTTCATCCACTAACTTCTTAGTTGCTTTTCTTGCCATGTGATAAGTGTTACCTCTCTAAGAGTCGAAGTATTGTATCGACACGCACCCTTAGTTCATTCAGTTCATCACGCATCGAACTGCCACCATTAGTTTTTAGTTCTGCGAGGTAATGCTTTACTAGCCATTTCACAGAGCCAATAAATGAACCAATAACGGTCAGCGCAACAGCGACAACAGCCGCCCAATCTTGGGGACTCATCCCACTTGGTCATCAGAAGGGTCTAGGTACTTAACGATTGGACCAAGCAGAGCAGCAGCAAGAACTGCATATTCAGGCTTAATATCTCCAACCAAGGCAAGGCCTAAAGTAATTGCTGAAACGCCAACTGCTTTTAGGTATGACTTAATTGCGTTCTTTGTGCTTTTAGTTATTTTCATTTCCTGCTCCTAACATAGGGATTTCGAACCAAGAACCATTCTCATCGCCCTTTTTAGTAAAACTGATATGGATATGCTTATCGTGGCTATTAATGCCAGAGTAAGTTCTCCAACGCCAAAACGATTTAGCACTGGCAATCTTTCCTGCGAAAATGACGTAGGAGATTCGCTTGTCGCGCTTGGCGCATAAACGTATTTGGTCGGCAAGATAAGCACCTGTGCTGGCGCGTGAGTCGAGGTCCTTATCCACATCAATAGCCCTGACGATTCCGTTAGCCTTATCGGGATTGTGGTCACTCTTACGAAGGGAGTGGGCATTGTCTGCTATCCAACCATCACTTTTGCGGTCACGGTCTGGGTAGGAATCATCAATCATCTCTCGAAGTTGTTGCCCTGCTTTACAGAGTAGCGGCTTCATTAAGACTCTCTAAGTATTCCTGATAATCGCGATTGCCTAAATCCTTTGGGATGTTGCAGATTTCTTCGCCGCGAGTTCTTTCAATTGTCACTTCGCCCAAATCGTTTGTAAGGATTTTATAAGTTGTTTCCATTTATAACTCCGCATCTGCTAGATAGTGAAAACCAACTTCTGCTGCGCTAGTTGTTGCGGCTGAACCTGCCGCCATGCCCATTGTGCCAGCATAGCCAGTTGTTAAAGTTTGATTTGCTGCGCCCTTAAATACTTTGTTAATGTTTCCATTGTTATCATAAAAAGTCATTGTTGGAAGCACTCTTTTGTTTACCATAAATCGAAAACCGTATCTTAATTGGTTTGTGTTTGCTGTGTTGTAAAGAGTATTAACCCAGCCATCAGTTGTGGCTGTTCCTGGTGCTACATCTGTATTGTAAGATTTTTCGTAATATCTTTGGCATAAATTTAATTCACCTGCGATAGAACCACTTGCAGTTTGAAATGCTGTTGTAGTGCTGCCGTTCTCTAATTGCCAACCCCAAAGGTCAATAGTTACATTCTGAATGCCTACTGCTGGATAACCTGCACCTGAAATAGATGTACCAGCAGAAGTAAAGATGCGAGTGTTTAACTGTGGCGCACCTGTGCCAATAGTTTTACCTGCAATAGATGGCACATTTATTGTAAAAGTGTAACGCGCCCAAGAAGTCGTAATTGTTTGAGTCGCTGCTGATGTAGGAACAGTTGCGCTTCCACCAGTTCCAAAGGCTTGCTCGACATTGAAACCAATCTTAGGAGTTCCAGTAGATGCCTTAGCCCATACTGAAAATGCAACTGTTTGACCTGCAAAGGTTCTGACATCTTCAATAGGTTGAGAAATACCTGCAAAATCTCCAACTGCTGATTGAGATACAGTAACAATTCTCATAAAGTTAGCAGCCTCATAACCTGCAACTGGTGCTGTACCTGCTGTAAATGTCTGTGCTGAGTAAGTTGCTGTGCCGCCCGTATATTCCAACTTGAAACGGTCAAAGCCGTAAGTTCCAGATATTGTTGTGCTTGTAAAAACCCGTTGGTTAAATCGGCAGTCTGAGTTAATCAATTTATTTTTGCCAGCAGTATAACCAAGCGAAGGCGCAAGGTAAGCATTAATAGTTCCATTTGTGTCATTTATGTCGCTTGCGGAGAAAACGTCCCCGTTTGCGTAACTCACTTTTAGCGGAAGTCCGACAGCCATTAGCACACCTCTTTCATAGGGTCAATTCTAGTACATAACATCGAGTAAAGCCTCCTGCGTGGTCAAAACTGTTACCCATGTGTTAGGGGTGATGTCGTGTCCAACTCCTTGGCATTGAAGGGTTTTGACGATTGTTGAACCACCTTGTCCATCATTGGTGATTTCCATCGTGTCAAAATAATCAAGGTCAAGGGCTGCAATAATGCCTGCTCCGTATGACAAAGTAACCAAGTCCAAAGTAATTGAGTCAATGCGGATTGTGGTCTGCTTGCGTGAATCGACGTAAGCGGTTGCCAAAGCCAAAGCATTGGCGTCTGTCTGCATTAACATTTCAGGTGCAGTAATGGCGTGGGTAAAATAAGAGGCTATCGATGTGGCATCTGAGTAAGTCTGTGCTGTGCCACCCACGCGTGTAACGGTTGCTGAGTTCACAATAGTTTTGTCATCAAAGGCAAATTGAATACCAGCATAGTTAATATCACTTGAACCAGTAACGTTTGAAAACTTAGTAGGTGATACAGATTGGGCATCTACAACATATTGACGATTCTTAAATACTGCAACGCCTGATTTATCAATATAGAACGCGCCTTGCTCTGTAAATTCAACGGTTTGAATAGCCTGGAGAACTGAACGTGTGCCGCCTGGGTCAACTTGGCATGTCGTGTTGCCTGTTTGAATTGAACGCTGAGAATTAGGCCAGGCAACCATGTCTAGGATTTTACCAATACGCGTTCCTGTATCTTGTCCAGCAGTAGCACCAGTGACTGTTGTTACGTTTGAATTAAAGAATAACCTGAAGGCATCGTAGCAAACGAAATCAACAAATCCTGTTTCCTGGGAAGTTGGATATGTGTACTTATATTCCGTGATATAACCAGAAAAGATAGAATATAAAGTCCCAGAGTAATTTGCTTGAATTTGAATCTTGCGGAGCGGCTGTACGTTGGGATAGTAAATTGATGATGTGTTCTGGGGATTGAAATTGCCCGTAGGGTCATTCACGCGCACAACTGCTGATGCTGAAGTATATTTGTCTTGCAAAAGGTTGCGTTCTCTGCGTGTGGAAATTTTTAAGACAGAAGCAGAAACGTCAACAATAGTTGGAACAACTGCTGCAAGTTCAGCAAAACCTAATTGTGACGTTCCTAGAATAAAGGCATTACCAAATGATGCACCTTGAGTCAGGTTAATTTTTACAATAGGAGTTGCTGGTAATGCCATTAGTACACCGTAGAATACGAGATTGGTATGCCTGCTGCTTGGTTATTGTAAATGCCTTGGGTAATTGCAGATACTAAGTCACGCTCTGTTGTAACAGAACCTGCTACGTTCACAACAATTGTTGTTCCGCCCATTGCACCCATGCGGTCAAGAGGAATGACTGCTTCTGGTCCTGATTCGCCAATCAATGCCATTGTTGCCTTATTAACAACGCCACCTGTTGCCATCTTTGCAAAGGAATCGTTTTTCTCTAATTTGTTAATAAGTGCCTGACCAGTCAGGGTTGATTGATAAACATCAGAACCTAGGTTGCCACCTGCTGTGCCTCCACCTGTTGAGTAAGCACCAGGTTGTGCGCTGAAGATATTGAAAAGGCCGCTTCCCATTAATGGGAGTTGCGCCAAGGTCAATAACTGTGCAGCAATCAATTGAAGAGTTGTAAGCCATGCTGCAAATGGGTTTGGAACATCACCCAGTCTAATCATGTCACCGCGAAGCATGCCAAGAAGTTCAGCATCCTTAGAGATGGCAACTGCTAACTTGGCAGCACCCTCTACGTTGCCTGAGTTAATTGCATCTTCTAAATCTAAAATTTCAGTCTTTAAGCGAATACGGACTTTGTCTTCTTCTGTCTGCTTATTCATAGCGGCAGCCGCTAACTGAATACGGTCTTGGTCAAATAGTTTTTGAGCCTGATTAAGGAAGGCTGAAGCCTTATCTAAGGCAAGTTTCTTCTGTTGTTCAGCAGTAATCTTTTTAAGATTCGCAAGTCTTGCCTTCTCTGCTGCCAAAAGTTGCTTTGTATTTTTTGTTTGATTTTCTATTGCTAGACGTTGCTGCTTGCCTAAAGCATTTTCTGTTTGACCAGATAAAGTCATTGACATATTCCCCATGCCAGGGTTGCCATATCCGCCTGCTGGAATAAACAAATCAAAACTGGTGAGCATTTCCTTCCAGATGCGAAGGAATTTTGCAATTCCTCTGGTCAGGTCAGCAATTTTATTTGCAATTTTGTCAATTGCGGTGACAGTAGGGTCAACTGTACTTGAACCAGATAAAATGCCAAGCGCATCGATTAAACCTTTACCAATTGCTTCTTTAGCATTATTGCTTGCAACTGTTAGTTTGTCCAAAGAACCTTGATAAGAGTTCGAAGCAGATACTGCTTGACCAGCAAAAAGCATTGTCAGTTTGTCTTGAATCTCTAAGAATGAACTGCTGGTTAGTTCTGCTTTACTTAAACCAACACCTAAACGACCAAGTGAAACATTATTTCCAAGGTATGCTTTTTGTAATGCTTGCGAAACGCTAGTGAGGTCTTTACCTGTACCTGCTGAAATATCTAATGCAAGACCGAGCAGTTCCTGCGATTTAGTAAGTGAGCCAGTGGCGCGAAGCATACGGTCCATTGCGGGACGAAGTTCGTCATCAAGAACACCTGTTTGTTTTTCAAGACGTGAAATGTACCCATTAAGAGCATCACCTGCGTAACGAGTATTCAGTCCAAGGTTTTCTAATGTCTTTCCTAGGGAACGTGCAGCATTATCATCTGCTGCAAATGCTTTAACTGATGCTTTCCCAAACCTAACAATTGCAGCAGTACCCAGTGCAAGGCCAAGTGTGCGACCAAGGTTTTGAACTTGTCGCTGAAGTTTTGCAGTAGATGTTTCTGCCTGCTTGAAAGCCTTAGAACCTGTGAACTCTGAGGCAATCTGAATGGCTATCTTTGATGTATCCATATTAAGCGGCTCTCTTTACATCTACAATTGAAGTCCGTTTGTTAAACTTAGCGGTTGTGTTCTGCACTGCCTTGAAATACGCTGCAAGAACTTTGCCATTGGTTTCATCCCAAGCACGATAAATTAAACGACCACGCTTATCACCAATGCCAGATGTTTTCTTTTTACCGTAGATTGGACCAAGGTTCTTATTGAACTGCGCGCCTGCGCCTGGATTAACAGAGTGAGAATAACGCTTTTGTGCAACGCTCTTACCAGGACCAACCCAAGGCTGACCGCCTGGGTTCTTACGTCCAGCAGTTTCAATGATTGCGCCCAAGGCAGATTTATTCTCAATCGATGCCAGAGATGTGAAACCACGTTTATTAGCGCGGCTTGGACTTGTTTTGTAACTGATTCCCTTACGAATAACATTTGCGTCATACATAGGAAACTTTGCTTCGGAGAACGAACGACGCTGCCATCCACTCATGATGCTTGACTCGCTTGGTACAAAACCGCGAGCGCGTGAAACGACAGGCTTTAGTGCAGCAGCAACTTCTTTGCGAAGTTCAGTAGATAAATCAGGCGCGTAATTTCGTAACGCCTTACGAAGTGCGAGTGCGCCCACGACTTCTGTTGGCATCTCGCATCTCCTTCGCTTCATCTTTGAGAACCTTGATTAGGTTCTGCAACATTACATCGTCAAGTTCTAACAATTGTTGTGGCGCAATTCCCAGCCTCACGCTAAGTTTAGCAATGAAGAAGGTGATGGAATCACGCCCTAGTTCGGGGAATCGTCATCGAGAACTTCAACGTTAATTAAAGTTTCGATAAACTTTTCTCCAAACATGGGAACAGTCTCACCCTGACGTCTAATACATTCCCAGGCGAGCCAAAAGATATCGCTCTGCTTTTGGTCTTCAAGGAACGCTTTGTGAAAGCCCTTCTTAGCGTAAATCTCAAAACCATATTGCACCAACGGAGTAATTGGGTATTCTCCAACCGTTCCGTCTGCCCTTGTTACTTTTAACTTTGCCATCTTTTGCCCCTTAGTTTAGTTTTAGAATGTGCCTGTTGATGCAACTGCAACTGTTGAGTTACAGTTCCAAGTTACTGACATCGAACCAATATCGCCTGTTGCACCATTAATGTCTTGAGTGCCATTTATAAGCACTGACATTGTGTACAAAACGTTGGTTGCCGATACTGCTGCACTCTTGTCCTGAAGTAGAACTAGAGTAACAGTTGTTCCCCATGCTGACTGCAATGTTGCAAGAACATTTGCTGCTGCTGTGTCGTTTAGAAAATCAATTGTTACAGAAGATGACTCCAGGCCCTTCACGGCCTTTCTGCTGCCATCTCCCATTGCAGTTACATCTAGTTCATCAAACTGACGGTTAAGTGTTACAGATGTTACATGGTCAGAAAGGTCAACGGAATTAACCTTAACGCCGACCTTGTTATTTAGAAATACAGCCATTTAGGTTATTCCTCTTCTTTCTTTGTAGATGCTGGTTTCGGTGCTGCTGGTGTTACCTGCCCGATTTTCTTCAGGAAGGCCTCGTTCTCTTTTTCCCATTCGGACATATTAACTCCAGGTGGTTAGTACGGACAGTGACATCTCGCAAGTAAGCAATGCGCCAGAGTCCACGTTCAAAACGCTTGGCTGACTTATTGCTCCCACATTATACGTCAAGGATGACGCTGCGAGTTTATTGAACACGCCAACTAAGGCTGTTTCAATTCCATT